CTCCTTTTACGGAGAGGCGCTAACCTTTCACTTGCTTAGGATGAATGGTCAGGCCTCGGGTTAAACATGAATGTTTGTCCGGGGCCTTTTCACATCCGGCCTTCAGGTGTTCCCTCCGGCCATCAGCCAAAGGCACCCGCGCATACTGTACGGTTTTTGTCTCCTTCCGGCAATCCGTATTCCGGCTGCCTGTCACGATCTCCGGGTAAAACCGGAATCTGTCGATTTCGCCACCATGAGAGTAAAGGCGTCATATCTCCACCGCACCAGCTCTCTCTTTCTCCCTTCCACATCCCCCATATTGCCAGGACCACCTTCAACTCTCATTGTCACTGTAATCCGTGTATCTCCCCCTCCTGCCACCACATCCCATACTCCTGAAACGGTGTCCCCGAGGTTGGTGTACGTGTTAACAGCATTGCCATTTCTGTCAAAACGACCTGAAAAACCCGTATCAGCAATTCTCGGTTCTGCCTTAATGACAACTCTTCCGTTAATCTCTATCGTCAGTGTTCCTGAATAGAAAAAGAAGGGAAGGAGTATCAGCTTGCGATCAAACGAAACATCATCAACAAGAGATACCTCCGCCTTAAAGATGACATAACCCTCTCCATACTTGTGGTTCGTAATATGGAGCGTGCCATCACGAGGTTCGAAGGAATAGCCCTTGACGATATCACCGATGATTCTGTCTGCGCTAATGGTTCCTTTAACAACGCAGTTTTCTGCAATGGTCACGTTATTCAGCGTGCCCGAGTTCGCACTGATATGTCCGCTGATGTCAGCATTGCGGGCCGTCAGCCTGCCCTCCGGCGTCAGGGAGAACGTCGGGGGATTGCCGGACGAGGTGATGCTTACTGCAAACAGTCGCTTCAGGAACACATCGTTCATGAACAGCTGATTCCCCTGCGCCACAAACAGCGGCGTGGTGTTGCCGTTCTCCGGGTTAATCATCGCGATACGGTCCGCCTGCAGCAGTATATTGCTCAGGGGCTGGCCATCAGCATCCTCAATCCCCGCACCTATACCGGCAACATACGGAATGCCGTTTTTTGTTTTCTGCACCTTCAGCATGTACAGCGCAGCCAGGTCGTTATTTGTGTCTGTCTGCACCCGCTGTATCTGCTGTATGGTGGCGCTCTGGTCTTCCAGGGTTTTACTGACCGTCTGCGTGATTTCATTGCGGGTTTCTGTGATGGTGGTCTTCATCTCCGCCATCNNAATGTGCGGGCCGGAGACACTCCACTGACTGCCTGTCCCCAGATAACGGGCAGAGGTTTCCACCTGAGATGTGTCTGCGATTTTTGCCTCCGAAAACCAGAACTCAAACTGTACCGTCGGGTCATACACCGTAAGATGCGGGACCGCCGTTATCTGATAATACCCCGGCGTCAGCTCAATGCTGTCCGGTGCTGCAGGCGCATTAATCCGGAACGTGGTGGTGGCAGGTTCGCCCTGCTGGCCGTAGCTGTTTATCGCCCTGACCGTCAGGGTGTATTCCCCGGGCGGCAGGCCACTGAAACGGTGCTCCGTGTCGGCAGTGATGGCGCTGGTCACCAGGCGGCTGTTTTCACCGTTTCCGCTGGTCAGGCGCAGACTGAAGCGCACGCCCTTCACCACCCGCGGCGTGTCCCATTTCGCCAGCGCCAGATACTGACCGTCTGAGGCACTCACCTCCACCGTGAGGTGCTGCACTGCCGGCGGGATGACGCTGTTCAGTGAACCGGAGAGCGGCTCAAAGCGGGCCCCGTTATCCACGATGGCTTCTTTTTCCGGTACGTGCTGCACTGCCGTGATGGCAAAGGTGCCGTCCGTGTTTTCCCGGATGGAAACACAGCGGAACAGGCGACGACGCAGTGACGGCAGGGAGAGTCCCCACACACCGTATGTCTCCACGCCATCCGGCAGGGCGCTGACCTGTATCCGGTCCGGGGCGGGGTGTGCAGTGATGTCCACGCGCACCGGCTTACCGCTGCCGTTAATCAGGTTCACCGTCGATGTACCTGTCTCCGGCAGTGTCACCTCACGGTCCAGCGTCAGTGTGCGGCTGGCGGCATCGATGGACAGGATGCGTCCGCCGGTCAGGGTCCCGGCGTAGTCGTTATCACAGATTTCAATGATGTCACCGGGCGTGTGCCGCAGCCCCTGTGACCCGAGCGTGAAATCCACCGTCTGCGTTTCCAGCAGTTCGGTCTTTATCACCCACAGTCCGGCACGGTGGGCCTGACCGCGGCTGGTACAGCCAAACGCATCCATCTTCAGCAGATTGCGCCCGTAGCGCAGGATGGCGTCCGGGTCTTCCACCAGTTCCGTGGAAGTCTGCCAGCCGTTCTGCGGGTCGGTGTAATTCACCTCCACCGCCGTGTGCCGGTCCTTCAGGGCACTGAAGCTGTAGCGGAACCCCACGCCGTTATCATCCACCACCACATCGCTGTTGGTGTACGGCCACACCACATCCGACGGACGGTCCTGAACGAACGTCAGCGTCTGGCCGTTCCATACCGGCATACAGCGCATCGCCGAGCAGAAATCCCCCAGGACATCCCAGACCTTACGCTGCTGTGACAGGTACGCATTGAAAGTCATCCGCGGCTCTGTGCCCCCGAAACCATCCGGGACCGTCTGGTCACAGTACTGCCCGATGGCATACAGTGCCCACTTGTCCACGTCCGGGGCCCCCAGGCGTTTTCCCATCCCGTAGCGCGGGTGGGTCAGCATGTCCCACAGACACCAGGCCGGGTTATTGCTGTATGCCGGTTTCAGACTCCCGTCCCAGATACCGCTGTAGGTGCGTTTTTCCGGGTCATAGTTTGACGGCACCTGAATGATGCGACCACGGATATGGTAGTTCACCGTCAGCTGCTGGCCACCAAACTGCTCCGCATCCACCTGCAGCCCCACAATGGCCGTGTTCGGGTAGCACTGTTTCACATCGATGATTTCGGTGTATGACGACCACAGCGTTCTGTTCTGCAGCTGGTCCGTGGTGCTGTCCGCCGTCTCCCTGACCATCCGGATGTTAAAGGGGCGCTCAGGGAGATTATTCAGAATCACCGACGTCAGGTACTGCGAGGTGGTCTTGCCGTTAATGGTGATATCCTTCTCCGTCACCCAGTTACCGTTACGCTCAAGCTGAATCAGCAGGCGGACAGAAGAGGGATTACGGTCACCCTTTGAGGTGGTCTCCACCAGTGACTGCACCCCGAAGGTGACCCGCAGACGGTCAATGTTCGCTGACGTGATGGTGCGCGTCACCGGCTTTGCCTTCGTCACCTCCACGCCCAGTGCGGTTTCAGCCCCGGAAGACTCAAAGCCTTCCGGCGGTGTCTGCTCCTGCTCCCCGGCACGCCAGACGGCGGTCACACCGTGTATCACGGGATTACCGTCCGTGTCCGTCAGCGGGGTTTTGTTCACCAGAATACTCTGCAGTCCCTTCACCGGACCTTCCACCGGTCCCTCACCGATGGCATCAATCACGCTCATCATCTGCGTGGATTTGAGATTGTCCTTCGCCTCACGCGGTGTGTGCCCCTTGCCGCCCCCTTTACCCACTCTGTCCCCCTCTCCTGTCTGATGTCTGAATCTGTTTATGCCAGAAAACAACAGGCACCCCGGAGGGTGCCTGTGTCATGACGGAATAAAATTTCTGAAACTCTTCACATTTCCGGCAACTGCCTGTAGCCGCAATAATGACGCTGCGTTACTTTTTTGATGCCTGAAAAATAACTCCATAACGTTAATCTTCATCGTTATTTCCCGCAGCTCCGCTAACTCTGCGGGATTTTTTTATTTTCATCCCCGCCCGATAACCACCACTTTCCCGTCTCCGCCCTCATCACGGGTGCTGATATCCTGGGATATCCGTCGTGAACCAACCAGCATTTCACCGTAAGGCACCGGCATCGGGTTACCCTGGGCAATCATGTTGTCCAGTGACGAAAAATACGTGTTCTGTTTACCGTTATCCGTACTTTTGTATTCCGGCGTCTTTGCCTTCGGGGCCAGCATCTGAGCCACACCACCCAGTATCATGCTGGCACCCAGTGAGAACAGCATCGTGGTGGCAGTCAGCCCTCCGGCACTCAGGGCTGCGCCCCACAACGCCATCGTTGCACCGGCTGTGAAGAAAGAGCCCACGATGGCTGCTGCCCCCAGCACCACCTGAAAAACACCATTTCCCCCGGCTCCGGCCAGTCGCGGCACAATGTGGATGACCGCTCCCTCACCCAGTTGTTCGTGAAGACAGGCATACACCGCCTCCGGCGCGGTATCCTCACCGGCAATACGTATCTGATACCAGCCTTCGTTCATCTGACAGCGGAATCCCGGCACCTGCAGCGACAGGGCACGGATGGCCTCCGCTGCCGTGTTCACATACAGGCTGATGCGGCGACCAAATCGTTGTAAATCCCCGTGAAGGCAGATGCGGACCAGTGGCGGTGACGCCAGACAGAATGCGTTCGTCGTTGCCATTTTTCAGAATACCTCTCCCGTTTACTCAGTTGTTCAGGTATATGGTGAAGCAGTTCACCGTTGCCACAGTAAATGGCGGCATGATTCGGCACCGATGAACCAAAGCAGCACAGCAGGATATCGCCTGCCTGTGCACAGGACGGAGACACCCGGTAAAAGCCGTTGTCCGCCAGGTTGTCCAGGTACAGGTTCTGGCCGTTGCGCCACCAGTCATCCTCACGCACAAAATCCGGCAGCGTTATCCCCGCCAGATGGTATGCATCCCGGAACAGGGTGTAACAGTCCGTCACACCGTGTTCAAAGCGCCGTCCGGTCAGGTGCGGCACACAGCCGAACCGGTGAATTTCACCCCGGCAGACCAGCCACCAGGGCAGGGCACTCTTTATCTGCAGCCGCCGGTCCGCCTCGCTCAGCCAGGGCAGACCACCGGGATGACTGTGGACCAGCGCCACAATCTCCCCCTGCATCTCTGCCTGCAGCCAGTCCTCCGGTGTAATACGAAAATACGCCTCCGGCTCTGCGGAGATATTCACGCAGGGCTGGTACCGCTCCCCCTCCGGGGTGCTTATCACGAAGCCGCACGACTCCGCTGGCGCACACCGCCGGGCATGCGCCAGAATCGCTGATTCAGTCTGTGTCATAAAACGGGATTTACTGCGAAAGTTTATTAATGGAAAGGAAACCGCCGAAATTAGCCACCATGCCGCGCATCTCACACCCGCGCATGCATTTACTGCATCTGTCCTTCCGGCTATCCGTGGTGGGGTTGTCGAACTCATCCGCCACTGCCGGACCGTTATACCCGCATTCATCGCCCCGGTAATCCCACATACAGGTGTTCGCCAGCATGATGCGACCGGGAAACAGCGCACCGTCCGTCTCCGTCGGTGTCGCCAGCACAAACGAGGCCGTCATGGCCGTCAGCGCTGACATCTGCTCCACCACCCAGCGGTCGGTCAGCTCCTGCTCCGGGTCCGCTTCCGGATTGCCTGCAACGAAATTCACCGCATCCAGAAAACGCGCATACACCCGACGGCGGACCACCGTTGCACCCACCAGACTCTGCAGGTCTTCCGCCATCCCGGTGACCAGCCCGAAAAGATTGGACACTGTCAGCGACGGGCGGGCACTGCTGCCCTTTCCGTTCATCTCAAAGCCGCTGCCCTCAATCGGGTATGCCTGATATTCACGCCCCTGCCAGGTCACCGGCTCCCCTTTTTCATTCAGCTCATTGCAGAAAAAATACCGCTCACCGCCCTGCACCGTCAGGTCGATTTCCCAGAGCACCACCCGCGGTGACTGCTCTGACTTAACCGACTCGTTCAGGCTTTCTTCGTGAATATCCTGCATCAGTTCACCACCTGCTCTATCGTGCAACTGAAATCACTGTACCGGGCGTTATCCGTAATACTCCACTCCCGGCACACCACCCTGACCGTCCGGTTATGTTTCGGGGGCTTCCACAAAAAAGCCCGGTAACCACCATGCCATGACAGAAACGCGGACAGTGCCTCCCGCTCAGCATCCGTTGTCACCCGAAAAACCACCTGAAAGGTCTTCAGTTGCGCATTCAGTCCTGCCGGACGACGCTGCTGATAACCGTCGCCAAACTTCACCGTCATCACCGACGGTTTCTCCGTCACCTGCATCCCTTCCCGGGGACACCAGTGAAGGGTCTTAATCTCATCCACTCAGCATTCCTCCGTCACGACGCATGGATAACATCACCGCCTGTACCCGCTGGTCAATCAGTTGCACAAGGGTGCCCGCCGCTTCCGGCCCTATCTGCCCGTTAGCGCCGTCATTCTGAATGGCGATGTGGTACACCGGGGAATACACCAGACCCGCACTGCCGTTCATACTGCCCACCGCACGCACGCCGAGTGAACCATCCGCTGCCCGGGTCAGGGGCATGATGGCTTCAGGTCCGGCCTCCCCCATCAGCCCTGCCCCTTTTGCAAAGGCAAAGTACGTGGGCGTGTCCACAATACTGTTACTGTATGCACTCAGGTTTGCCGAGGTATAAACGCCGCCTTTTGCATTTGCCACCGCGCCACCCAGCCAGTTGCCTATACTGCCGAAAAATCCTCCTGCACCGGACATACTGTTTGCCGCCATCTTAATGCCGTTGACAATGGCCGCATTCATAAGAACTTTTGATATTTCCTGCAGGATTGATGCAGCCCAGCTGCGCCATTCCACTTTATTTCCGTTCAGCATCTCCGTGATGTTATTCACCATCCCTGAGATACCGTCTGTCGCAAGCTGTGCTGCCTGTGAAGCGTAATCTGATGCGCTGTCCACCCAGTTACTTAGCCCTTCCTGCAGCCCTTTCTGCCAGTCAGCACGCTGCGCATCCGATTCGGCATAAAAAGCCTCCTGGTCTTTAAGGCGTTCACTCAGATACTGCGCATTCTGCGCCAGCGCCTGTCTGTAAAAATCCTCACTGATATCCCCTGTCTGATACTGAGACTGCAGGTCCGCATCCTTCTGGCGGTAGCCGTCACGAATCTGCTGCAGCTCCCGCATCCGTTCACGGACCCGCTCACCCTGCCCGTACCCCAGCAGCTCAGCGTCATTTGATGCCCTTGCGTCTGCATTATCATTTTTCAGGGTCTCCTCCCGGGCCCGTAACTGCTCCCGGATTTTCTTCTGGTCAATCAGGGCTGCATTGCGCAGCAGCTCCTGCTTCTGTATCTCCGTCAGGGTTTTCAGCTCGCCCTGCGAGGTCTGGTATTTCAGTTTTGCCAGTTCTGTATTCTTCCCGGCCAGTGCCAGTTGTTCCTTCTGCTGCTTCAGCAGACGGGAAAAACTGTCTTCCGCTTTTTCCGCCCCTGATTTTCCGGCCCGGGATTTGGGTTTATTCGCCTCATTATTGCGCCAGGCTTCCATCGAATTACGGATGTAACGCTGCCTCGCCTCCTGATACGTATCCCCCACCAGACCAAGGTCATCCGCCGCATACCCCAGCCGGGCACGCTCTTTTTCTTCCCCTTTCAGCCGGGACAGGGC